AATAGTTTACAGAAGGTATGTCTGAGCAATCTTGAGTATATTGTGAAGCCACACTACCATCAAAAGTTCTTACCAGTTGAGGATTACCTGTAGGAGATATAGCATAATCTTTATCTTCTAAAGTAAACACACCCGCTGAAGTAATAAATGCAGGGGAAGAGCTTGTAGCGCCTAAAGCCATTCCATAAGCACGAGGTACTGCTTGTCGTGCTGGGTTTTCTATAGTAAAAGTTGTTCTTGTAGCGTCTGATCTTCTACCGTTCTGAGCTATTGTGCGAACAGCCAAAGTAAAAGTACCTATCGGAAGATCAAGTCCAGATAAACTAGTTTGATTTCTAGATACTTTCATAGTAGTAGGGAAGCCTGGGATATTTCCAGAAACTTCAAAATAATCTACATAATCATAAAAGTCTCCATTAGAATCTACAGGATTATCCCAAGATAATACAACATCATCCTTCACCTGCCCAGAGTTTAAGTTACTTACAATTACATAAGCATTGCGTGGAGCTGGAATAGCCTCTGTAGAAGTTGGAGGACTAAAAACAGGATCCTGTATAGAAAGAACAAAGTTTTCATCTACTGCGTCATATTTCTCATTGTAGAATTCTACAGCAGTAATTCCATAAGTATTTTTTGACTCTTCAGACAAAGATAGAATCTTATACAGTTTTTTAGAACCTTGTACTTCTACTCCTGAAATACTTTCTCGAAGTACCCACACTGTTTCTGCACTTGGAGCAGTAGAGAATCCACCACTAACAGCCAACGAAGTTATGCCAGACCCCGCAGACGTAGAAACTGATTTAGTCTCTACATTCGTATAAGGACTCCAAGTAACATCAACATAGTCTCCACTGTCGTCAACAATATTTGTACCTTCTATTTCAGTATCAATAACAGAAGGATTTATTGCCTGTCCTTTAGTATAAGCTACGCTACCTATAGTTGCAGAATCCTGTGCAAGTGTAGCTACAGCACCTGTAAAGAGTACACTAAGTTCATAGTCTGAGCCCGCTCTTAATGATATTTCACGGTCTAAAGGTATAGTAGTTGTATTTCTTGTCCCTGTGTTACTTATTCTGCCACTATATTTAAAGTTGCCAGGATAGCGATCTGAGTCTTGAACATTTATTATATCCCCAGGAGCTATAAAAGCGGCATTAATTGCAGTTTTAAACGATACAAGTTCTGTCTGATTAACAGCAGTCCATAGTTTCCAACGACCATATCGAAGTGCTTGACCTTCAGTAGTTGCACCAAAAGCTACCGCTTCTTCAGAGATAATTCTGCCAGTGTTAATAATATTATCACGATCTTCTACTATTAGATTCTCTAACTTATAGTTTGCGGCAGGATTATTCCAAGTTACAACTATTTGATTTGCGCGAGTTTTACTACCTGTAGTCTCATACCCAAATGCTCCATCAATAACATTTGATTTTGAGAAATTATAAATAGGATCGCCAGGCTGATCAATTACAGTATAGACTTCTCCGTCCATCCAATAAATCATGCTTCGGAATACAGTAGCTAAGTCTTTTACTACTTTGTAAGCATCAGATGCTTGTGTAAAGTAAACATTTGTAGTAAAGCGAGGCTCAAGTCCGCCATTTCCATCAGGAACAAGTTCGTCACAATATCTTGCGATTCGATAGAGAGCGTATTTATCGATCTCATCTTCGTTTAACCAGTCGCCAAGACCATAGCGATTATTTGTAAGAATATCGTAAAACACCCACGCAGGATTATTTGTATAAACTTTATCCGCACGGAAGTTTCCGTCCCAATCTTGATAAGACGAAGTTACCGCACCCGTAGATACGTTTCGATTGTAAGTAGCAACACTATTTATACCTTCATCTCTTGTAACATAGTTTGAAGGTACTTTTACTTTTACACCCTTACAGTGGTAAGTTCGAGTAGGAACATTTTGAAAGTCTTTCGAGTTTATTCTTACTTTCGCCATCGCAGTAAAAGGGTAAGAAAGATTTTCTTTAATAATACTATTTAAAGCTGTAATAGAGCCGTCAGAAGAAGTAGTGTAATTAGTATTTACAGTAGTTGTACCAGCATTATATGCTCGATCATTATAGCTAGTTCGTTCTATTTTTACTTTAAAATCTGTAAAAGGTTGATACTGCCGCATATCAATTATTTCTTCAAATATGCGTGGAGCATTACTTTTTGCCACATGAGGAGTAAGATTATTAATAACTTGATAAGACCCAAAAGATCCGTTTCTTTCTACAGAAACAAACATATTATATCTTACTGTTCCTACTCCTTGTTCTCCTTTTTCATTACGATTCCATAGTTGACCGTATGTAAAAGTTACTCGAACCTCATCGACTTCTTCTGCTTGAGCTGCAGTGAGTCCAAAGCCAGAAGCAGAAGTACCCGTATATTCTACAGTAGGGTTATCTGTTTCTTCTGTATCGGAATAAAGAACGGGACTAAAAGGAGAAAAAGAACCTCCAGGTCCTATAGAAATAGACCCTACTCCAGTTCCTGCAGCGTCTGAAAAAGCGGGCTGTATTAAGTTACCATTTCTAAATTGTACATCAAAACTACTATGCTTTGAACCTCTTGATATGTTATCAATAAGAGAAACGGTTTCATAATTTGTGCCACTCAAATCACATTTATAACTACCAGTATTACCTGGAAAGTTAGAAGCAAGAGTTAAAGTAGTGGAAGATATAGAGGCTACTTGAAATTTTCCATCAACAACTACAGTATAGCTTCCATTTGATAGAGCAGGATTAAGGTCAGTACCAGGCAAAGGAATACACTTCGCCACTGTGCTAGAAGTATAACTTTCTACGTACCCTTCAAATACTGTGCTAGAGTTTGAGTCAAGTAATCGAATAATTGCTACTTGAGCAAAGTTTGTTCTATCATACTCCATTGCGGCAGTAAATATTCCAGTGCTGGAAGTAATTGTTACAGAGTTTGCAGACCCAGTTACTGAACTACGAACAACTGAAGCCGAACTTGAGCCGTAATTTCTTACAATAATAAACTTAGTACCATTTTCAGTATCTGCTTCTATATTTTTAGTAACTCCATTTCTATTAATAGTTACAGAGGTGCTATTCAATGTAAAATCAAATTCTACGGGAGTTTCTGATAATCTTACAAAACTTTGTGCAGTTATTTGGGCAGGGTCATCATTTAAGAATACAGAAGTTCCGCCATCTACCAAACCATAGATAGGTCCTTCTGAAATGATATCGGTAAAAAGAATATCCTGAGTACCTCCAGATGAGGTTGCACCTGATTTAGTATCTACTATTCTCTCTGGAGCTATACCTTTTTCGAATTGATCTGCTATATAACCTGCTATGTCCCCTTTTGTAACACTTAAACTTTCTCCATTGACTGTTACGATAGTATCACTTGAAGTAACTCTTTTGTCTCCATGAATCATTTCAAAAGATACTGGGTATCCAGGAACGCGAAGCTCTCCGTAAAGAAGAGGAATTGGCATGCCCTCTACAATAGTTTGCTGTGATCCATTGAATAAATACCCTTCATCTTCTTGATCTACGGCAGGATCTGGAGCCATAAGCTGTTGAATGCCTGTAATTGCTAGGTTTGTTGCAACACTAAGAGCTGTGAGTGCCGCCATTTGTGCTAGAAGCCCAGATGTAGTGCCAACACCTCCTAAAGCTCCTCCACTTAATAACACACTAAAACTGCCTGGAATAGCTATCATAAGACCTACCATAGCTATAGCAGTAAGAATTTTAGCTCCGCCAGACTTAGAGCCCGCAGCGATAGGAGTAATAATTATATCTCCTTCACGAAGAGGTAATAAACATTCTAAAGGGTTGTCAAGGTCTTGTCCTCCGACTTCAATATGAAAACCAATATCACAGTCAGCAGCATCTATAAAGTATTTTTTAAATCCGGGCCTATTTACATCTAGTAGACGCAAAGCATCTTTAACGCTATCTCCATGAAAAGAGTGCTGTGCTCCAAATTTTAAAGCGAGTTCGCCTTCAAGATAAATGTTACGTGTCATATCGGTATATTCCAGTTAAGTACTTTTTCCATAAAGGATATAAATTTTCTCTGCAAGAAAGTCTGTTTACTGCGTGATGAAAGAAAATATCATTACCAGTGTAGACCCCGCAATGGTTAGGAACCGAAGCTCCCATTGTAAATATTAATAAATCATTGGGCTGTAATTCTTCAACTTTCTTAAAGCCCCATTCTTCTATATGCTCATCTGTAAAATAATTATGTCCGTGTTCCCACCAATCGTCTAAGTAGGGCAACCTATTTTGTAGTTGTAATCCTAAGTGTTCTTTATAATAATCCTTACACGCTTCAAGACAGTCGAATTTACCAAACTCATACTCTCGCCCTATTAAATCATTTACTTTTACTTGTGGTTCCAGTATGTTTAACTGCATATCTGGATAGCTAAAAATATAGTAAGGTACTCCTAAAGAATTGCAGTATTTTTTATCGTTCTCGCTAGCTTCATTTGTCCAGTCTATATGATTATGGACTATTGCGAATATATCCGCCCGCCTCTTTACTGAAATATAGTCTGTCGGATCGAGTATAAAATCTTCGCTTTCTTTTGCTAAATTTTTACAAGGAAAGTATTGCTTTTTACCTTTTACTATTCCAATTATGCCGCAAGCTTCTCGAGGGTAGTTCTCCTCAAAGTGCTTCTGAATTTCATCAATCATCTAAACTTTCTGCTTCCTATAAAGGCTCCGAAAGGTAATATTTTACCCGTATTTTTCTCGGTAGAAGGATCTGAATTACTGCCGCTGGGAGACTGAGGTTTAAATTGGAATCTACATTTACATGAAGATAGTTTTTTACCGCACACGTCTCCTTTCGACCAATAAATAGAGTTTAATCCTGGAGCATTGCCAGTAGTAGCAAGAGTGCATCTCCATACTGTTGTCTGATTTCCATCGTTATACTCTACGTAATCTCCCGAAGAATAGGAAGTGCCAGAGCTATATGTAGTATAAGTTTTGTATTGTCCTGCTGTCCACCCTGTCATAGTAGAACCTGCAGGAACTACTGGTTCATCATCTTCTGTAAAATATGCCTTGTGTGTATTGACCCCGCCGGAGCCATCTGCATAAGAAATTGTACTATTCTTATCCCAAATACAGCCACCCTTTTGGTCTAAGCTATATCCTTGGTATTGCCAAGAGCAGTATTTTCCTATAACTTTTCTATTTGGTATAGTTATTCCTGATAAGTCATAAGGGGCTGCTAATTCATAAATTACTGCTGTACTATTTTCTCCTGCTATTCGATCGATAATAAATTTACGAACAGGAAATTCGACAGGGGGAGTAGCATCTCCTGTTTCTCCATATAAATATTTTTTAAGAGTAGTACGCCTTGTAAGTCTTTCTCCTACAAGATTTTCTGCTTTAATATTACCAATAGCCGCTGAAAATGTATTTGCTACGTTTGCAACAGTTAAGCTAGGTCGATTAATAGCACCATCTGCACCAAGTTCTACTCCGTCCATTATGATTGGAAACGCAACATACTCTCTAACTGTGTAAGGGCTGGTACGATCTCTGAACTCAACAGTGCTTAAGTCTTCTTCTAAACCAGAGTGAAAGTACAAAGTCGTGCCGTCTATAGTAAGCTCATAAAGCTCTATTAGCTCACTTCCGGGTTCTTGTAGTTGTACTACTTCAATTAACTCGCTCATGCTTCATAAACTCTTTTAAATGTTGCTGATACGGAATAAAACCCATTATGGGTATACATTTGATTGTAATTTTGACAAATAACTTTAAGTGCTAACTCTCCGCCTGCTGCGTTGCTGTCTGGTACTGTATAAGTAAAAGAAGTAGCCCCTTTTAAAGACCCAAAGTACCCAGTAATATCATCAATCTCTGCTGCAGTACGATTATTAAAAGTTACACTAAAAGTTTCTTCTACAGAGTTAATACCATCAACAAGGCGCTGCTCATAGCCGTCTCCAAACTTAGCTACAAGTACGCGAGGAGTAGACTGTCGTCCAATGCCTTTGTCGGGTAATATTGCTCTACTTCCGAAACTAGCTGAAGTTGTAAATCCAAGTGCCATTATGTTGCTCCATACGGGCTAAGTATGCCGCCAGACCGTTTTTGATTTTGAAGTTCTTGTTGAACTGCCCGTGCGATAACTTGTCCCAGATTTCCTGCTTGTGCCGAGTCCTGTTGCATATTTGTTGAAGCATTGCCTTCGCTGTCCACAGATACATTTACAGTAACATTATTTTGTTGGCTTGCGCCTTGCATACTTACAGGAATTGATTTTCCATCTGGTAAAGGTACTACTGCTTCTGTACCATGTAATAGTGCAGGATAGCCAGCATTTGCTCCCCTTGCAATTCCTCCAGTAGCATACCCAGATACTTTCTGTCCTTGTGAGAATACCCCTCCCATTCGTGCTGTTCCTGCGAATTGCATTCCGTTTCCTGATACAGCATCCAAAGAGCCAAAATTTGTTGGCAGAGTTGGTGTAGGCGCAAAGAAACTACTTAAAGCTCTAAATACCATCATCTTTACGATCATTTGGGCTATATCTTTTAAGACATTTACTGCCATATCTGCAAATGCTTGTTTAACAGATTTAGTTCCATCTATAATGCTTGTTAAACCGCTGCTTATACCATCTGTTATTGAAGTAAATAACTGCTGCTTATTTTCCAAAAGTAGCATTAGCTCTTTTTGAGCCGTTACTTCTGCAAGTAAATTTTCTTGGTCTATAAGACTTAAGCTTACGCCTTCCTTTCTTAACTCAATCATTCTTTCATTAAAAGCTTGCTGCACAGGATTGAATGAAATTGCTCCAATTCTAGCGGCAGTCATCTCATTCTCTGCCTTTAGTTCATTTAATCTAATATCGGCAATAGAGTTTCTTGCAGAAATTTCTAAGTTAAGTAAAGCTACTCTTTGCCTGGCGGCTTCAAGAGCCTCTTTGTCAGCTTGTGACGCGCCCTCCGGAGTGTAGAGGTCCCTGTTTAGTTTTTCTTCTGCTTGTCGGACTAATTCTTGTGCCGCCATTCTGTCTTGCACTAGTTTCCTAGTCTCTAGAGACCTATTTTCTGCGGATTGTGTAAAACCAAAACTACCTGAAATACCTAAAGCATTTTTTCGCTGCTCTAAAGCTAGCTGGTTGCTTCTTTTTGTAATTTCAAACTGTTCTTTTTTTAGGACTAACATTCTTTCTTCGGAGTCTAGAACATACTCTTGTTGTAACCTTCTATACTCTTCTACATCTGCTTGAGCTTTAGTTACCTCTAATTTTTCTATTCCTACTGTGAGCGCGTTTCTTGCAGCAATTAACTGGAGGTCCGTTTCTTCGGTACCTTTACTTAATAAAGTATTTATCTGAGCTAAAGGCATAATAATATTTTGCTGTGCAGCTAATAATGTATTTGTTGTAGCTAACCTACTTGCCTCTATATTACTTCTTCTTTCTTCTAAAGTTATTCCTAAGGTTGTTTTGTCTGCCATAGCTATTTGGTTTTGCCTCTGCTCAGACTGAATATTTAAGTAATTTTGTGCTGCCTCTTTAACACGGATTAAATTGGCCTCAGTATTTTTTAACTCGTCGCTTAATTTAGTGTACTCGTCTTCCTTACCTAGAGCAACTGATATAGCTCCTATACCCTCTATAGTACTGCCTACTCCTGTTGCATAGATTTCCATACCTTTTAAAGATTCAGCTTGAGCTTTTTGTACTTCTTCTGTGCTTCGTATAATATTATCAAATGGGGTAGATAGAGCATTTCCAGAGAGTTCTGAAATACTTCTATTTAAATCATCTTGTAGTCGCGCAATACTTTTACTTGCTAACCCCGCTTGAATTTGTGCGTTTGCAAGATTGACCAGTGCAGCGGTTTGCTCGTCAGTTAATTTTGTGCCACTACGTAACGAGTCTAATAAAGGCGTAAAGCCACTATTTAAAAGGGAAGCTTCTTTTGCTAAGCCCGTAAATCTATCTAAAGCTTCTTTATTTGACCTATCGAAAGAATTCATATCTCTTATAAAAGTTAAAATATCTAAGCCTTGTAAAGCAGCACCCGCACTTTCCACGTTCTCTTTAAGATGTGTAAAGTTAGTAGTTGTTCTTTCAATCCTGCTAGAAGCTAATTCACTTTCCAGGTCCTTATATTTCTCTAAGAGTCTGTCTGTTTCTTCTTGCAGCTTAATGGTTGCATCACTTACGGGGTTAAAAAAGTTATTGATCCAATTGTAGGCTACTTTTAATAGATCAATAGCAAGGAAAGCTAGCCCTATAAAAGAGACAGCTCTAAATGCTTTATCTATGCCCTTAGCAGCGAGGGCACTTGCTTGCGACATCTTTAATAGCGCCCCAGAGCCTACAGTACTAGCACCTTTCATGGCTACTTCTATACCTTTACCAGTTATTTTCCACTGCCTTTTAATTTTGTCAGTTGAACTTTTTGAGGTATTAACTATATCATCTAAGTCTTTTTTAATTTTAGCTTTTGTTCTGGGGTCCATGCCCGTAAACCCGCCAGTACCTTTTTCAAGACTAGTTCTTAGTCCTGTTGCTTCTCGCAAACTTAAAGATTCACCTGCCTGAAGTTTTGCACCGGCAGAACCTTTTCTAAAGCTTAAACCTTCTAGCTTTCCCTGTAGCTTTGTTGTTGCTTTTTGCTTTTTGTACTCGCTTTCAGAAACACTTGTTAGGTCTCTTAAAGCATCTTTTTGTGATTGAAAGGATTTTATATTTGCATCGGCTGCTTCTCTAGAGGACTTTTTCCAGTCGTCTAAATTAGGTATAATAGACTTAACTATAGGTACTGCAAAAAGAGCTAAAGCTGCTGTCAAAGCCCCTGTATTTTTTGAAAGAAAACTAAATAAAGGAGTAAGAGCTGTTGCTGTAAACTGTTTTATACTATTCGCTAAATCATCAAAAGACTTTAAAAATTGATTAAGTACTAGAGCTTCCTTGCTCATTGTGTCACCTATTTTTGAAAACTTATCTTCTGCTTGTGTAAGAACTTCATTAGCAACAGCTTGACTTCTTTCAAAAGCATTTAGAGCAGAAACAGGTTTTCCGATTGTATCGGCATAATTTCTTGTAGCAGTATCTAAGCGTAAGATAATACCCAATTCGTCAAGAAGCTCCGGCTCGGCTTTTGTTACACCTCGAATTAAACGATTAAATGAGTCTGTCAAGTCTCTTCCTAATGCTAAAGAAGTGTTTTTTGCTGCTTCTCCTAGTCTAGTTAGCTGACTTGCACTAAGGCCTGAGGCCGTTCCAATGGCCGCAGCTTTTGCAGCTTCCGCATATTTTAGTTGGCCCGCGGTGGCATCAACAAGTGCATTACTTATAGTTTTATAAGTTGTTCCTGTAACAGCGCCTAACCCTTCTTGTCCTTTTATTAGATTATTGAAGTCAAAAGAATTTTGTAAAAACTGAAAAGCAGCAGACAGGGCAAATACTTGAGCTGCAAGGGTTGCGTATGCAGGAACAAGTCCTCCACTCATGCCTTGTGCCATTTTTGAGAAGTTTTTAGTGCTATTTGAAGATTGCTTACTCGCTCCCTTCATAGCACGATCCGTATTCATAGCGCCTCTAGAGGTTTTTTCTAGTGCTTCATTCAGCTTCTTCGCGCTTACGGTAGCTTTCTGCATTTTGCCATTTACGACAATATCTATTTCAATCTTATTTTTTGCCATTAGCCCGTCACATTATGGGTGTAATTCTTACCACCGCTTTTAGCTTTACGCTCTTCTGCTTTTCGTTTTCTGTCTGCTTCTTCTGACCTATGATTCATTAGTATTCGTTCATAGAGTTTCATGAAATATAAAGTTGTCTTAGGATCATCTACGTTATAAATATCAAATAACTGTGAGCAATGAGACCAGTCTTTTCCACAATAAGTGCCGGACATTCCTTCCCAGACATCTGAGAGAAGACTAAACATAAAAAATGCCACTTGAACCTCTGTCGGAAAACTCGACTCGGTAAGTGGCATCTTTTGGGGGTCAGGCTCTGTACCTAGCTGCTCGCATATCTCTAGATACTGATCTATAGATACGGGCGAAGACTGTTCTTTTACAAACCGAGCAAGTAAGTCCTGTATTAAGGTTACTTGCTCCCAGTAAAATTTTCTAGGTCTGAAACAGTATCAGTTACCCAAGAGTCAAAACTATTTGAATTTCGCATCAATAGTTCTG